CAATCTCCTCACCTGTGACACCGCGAACCGTGGTCACATAGTTAGTGGCAGCTATGGCGTCGGAGTTCATGGGACGGTAGGTGTCCAGTTTCGTGGGGTCGTTACGGCCCCAGTTGGAGAGAACCTGCGCTGCGTAGTCAACGCCTTGCAGAGGGGACACCAGAACCGATGCGGCGGAGTGCTTCACCTTAGCGCCGGCGCTGCCTTGCAACTCCTTGGTCAGCTCGGTCTTCTTTGCGGCGGCTTCCTTAGCCGTCCACTCTCGGTTGGTGTAGTCGAGGACCTCATCGAAGTCATAACCGGCGTCGGTAAAGGTCTTGCGGGCGGCGGCCAACCGAGCATCTACCGCGGCTTTCATCGTCCAGATATTCTTGGTCTCGGCTTCGGTCAGACCATACTGCCGGCCGAGGGCGCGGAGGCTGGCGTCGCTGCGATCGATACCTTCAATCTCGGATTGCTGATACGCGTTGTAGATCTTACGCTCCAGCTCCCGCATATTCTTGACGTCGGACAACGCAGAATTAGTGGAAGTGTTCGCCTTGACGCCGGCCATACGGGTGCTAGTCTGCTTCTCGTAGTTCAGGTTCGCCAGTTCGCGGATCTGCGCCGTATACTTGTCCGCAACGCTCTTCGCTTCGGCGGCGGACTTATACTTGGAGTCGGCAGGCTTCAAAAACTTGGGCGTAAAGCCGCCCAGTTGAATGGAGTCTTCGAAAATGCTCCAGCGATTCTGCTCACGCTCAGCGTCTTTGCGGAGTTCCTCCAGACGGGAGATCTCGCCTTGCACAGCGAAGGTCCCCCCAGAGACACCGGAGAACCGATCCGGTGTAGATGATTTGTCAGAAACACTGAAGGACTTAGGAGTAGTAGCACCGGAGTCCAGTTTTGTAGAGGTTACAGTAACTTTCTTCTTATTATCCTCGTCGCGGTTCCGATCAAAAATAGATGTTCTGGATGCCACGCAGTCTCCTCCTTAACTAATGTTCAATTGGTATCCCAAACGGTTGTACAGGGACTTCAGATCCGCAAGCTCCCCGTCAGTCAACAGGTTGTTTTCCAGCAGCAACTGAACACGCGCGTTGGCATTGTCCTGCATTCCCTGTTGCAGCCAAGCAGAAATCGCCTCGGCTTCTCGATCGAGACTCCTGTTGGCGGTGTAAGCGTCTGCCTCGGCGACATTCTCATATCGAGTCGCGTTTTCGGGGTACCAAGTCTCATTGTAGTAATCGGAATACTTATTGGCATCTGTCGTACCGTACCCGTTGTCCCTCAAGATCTGGTACGCGGTTCCTGCGTCCTTCGCGCCCGCGCGCCACAACCACTCATATACGTCAGTAGGGCTGCCGAGACCCCCTCCGCCACCTCCGTTACCCTTCGCAGCTTTCAGCTGCGCCGCGGTCATCAGGCTCTGCGCTTGGTCTGTGGTCAACCCCATCGCGGCCAACTGGGACGCGGACGGCATGATACCGGCGGCCAGCAGCGTCTGGCCTGCATCAGCCAGTTGAGCGTCCTGTGCTTTCTGGTTCGCCAGAGTCGGCGCACCGTTGTAGTAGCCGGTCAGGTCAGCGACGGCCATCTCGTATTCAGCCTGCCACTGCTGCAGGCTTGCGTTGAACTGGGCAACAGAAAGGCCATACTCCATGCTCCACTGCTCCAGAGAGATCAGTTCGCTCAGGTACTTCTGGGTCAGGGTCAACAGGGCGTCGGCTTTCTCGTACTCACCTTGGGCGCGGAGATCGGCGATCTGGCGTGCCGTGTCGGTGGACAGCTGGGTCTGCGCCTGACTCACCTGCAGCCGGTTCTGGGCGGCGGTGTTCATAATACTATTGTACTGCGCCTGACCGATGCCGCCCTTGTCGCCACGAGCCTCGGCGTACAGGGCTTGGTTGTCCAGTGCGTTGGCCTCGTCGATGGCGATCTGGTTGCGTTGCTGTTGGAACTGGGATTGGGCGTCCTGCTCGGCTCTTACCAGTTCGAGGACGGCCTGATTCGTACCGTAGTCGATGGTGTTGACCTGCTGCTTCTGTGCGGCGGCCAGCCACTGGTCAAGGTAGTCGCCCATAGAGCCGGGTTCGTAAGGATCATAGGTCGGGGAGGATACGGTCACCTTGTTGCTGCCGACAACGCCCCCCAGACCGGCGCCGGGGACACTGCCTGCTCCACCGCCGGGGGTGGGACTAACCGAAGGGCCGGTAAGGCCGTAGATGCTGGGGTTCTTCCCAATCTGTTCGGTCACCACCTGTTGTGCTTTCTCGGGGCCGAGTGCCTCGACCAGTTCTCCGTAGGTCTTGATCGCGCCGTTTGTGGCGTCCCAGACAGCAGCGCTGCCGGCCCCGTAGGCTTGGTCGTAGCGGGAGTTATAATACTGGTTGGCGTTGTACCCGAACTCGTTCTTGAGTTCATAGGCGTACTGCTTGGACTCGGACAGGTCACGGTTGCCGTACTCGTCAACAGGCTCCTGTGATCCGACGTTGTTGTAGAAAGATGCCGCCTGATCCCAGTCGCCAGCCATCGCTGCCAAATAGGCTTGCAGGTGGTCAGCGCTGTCGTAGTTCTTCGAGGTGCGGACGGACCCAGTTGCGGAGGCGCCGCCGTCTTTAACCTTTTTTCGAGCGTAGCCACGTTCGTCGAAGGTCACAGTATAATCGCCGATTTTCACGCTTTGGCCTGCGAGTGCGGGCGCTCTGGTGAGTTCCTGTGCGGTTCCATGGACGGCGAGTCCGGGCTGACGGTGATAGGTCATCGTGTCCCACGCATCCACAGTAGACACAGGGCCGGTGACTTTGGGACTTCCGCCGGAAGATGCCTTGCCGCTGCTGGACCGCTTACTGCCGGTCTTGAAACTGGAAATGGTGGAGCCGTCATCGTAGGTGGTCGTGCCATCGCGGCTCACCGTGTAGTCAGCGCCCTCACGCGCACGAACCTCGTTTGCGGCTTTGTTTGCCTCCTCCCACGGAGTCTCACCCTTTTGCGCGGATACGGTAATTCGATTGATCTCGTCCTGTGCTTCTTTGCTCAGGTTCTTATCTGCCAAAGAGGCCATAATGCTTCACTCCTTTTACAGACAACTCATGCGGTCCGTCAGCCACACATGGTAGCGGTGGAGCATGGTTACGAACTGCTGCCGAGTCAGAGGCTCAGACAGCTTCAGGTCGCCGTCGGCGTCGCCGCGCAGGATCCCGTTCTCCTGCGCCCACAGCACCGCCTCCTTGGCGTACAGTGCAGGGGTATTATCCATAGGTTCGTCCTCCAATCTGGACTTGAACGCCGCCCATTTCGCGTAGTCCATGAAGTACGCGGGGCAGTGCTTACCCGTCACATCGAAGTGGCGGCACACGCGTTCAATGGGGATGTCGTACTGTTTCATCAAGACACGACACAGGGAAACGGCGTTCTCCAGCGTCGCTTCACTGGCACGTCGGGTTCCGTTCCCCGCGGTGCCGCACAGTTCTACGCTGATGCTGTTGGCGTTGGTGACGGTGCCGTACAGGGAGCCGCCGCCGGTCTCGGCAATATCGGCCCACAGATTACCGCCCACCGACCACGCGATACGCAGATCAGGGACGGAGCGAACCACAGAGTCGTCGTCCACGAAGTAGTGGGCGCTGGCTTTCACTCGGTTGTTGGCAAAATAACTGCCGTTTCCCTCTGCCGTGTCTCCATCGTTCCCGGTATAGTGGATCACGAGGTACTTGATTTGAGACGAAGGCCGGGAACCACCGTAGTTCCCGGCCTCAGCAATTCGTTCTTTCAGGATGTAACTCATTCCAGAGTCCCCACTTCGGGCAGACCGGCCACGCTGGTCAGCAGACTCAGGATGCCGGCGACCACAGAAGCCGAGGCGACCATGCGCCAATCAACGGCGGACAGGTAAGCGCCCGTGCCGATGGTGGCAATCGCCGTTTGCGCCACCGTCTTAATGGCCCTCATGCCCGCGGCATACCACCAGTTACGCATGGCTCAGCCCTCCTTGTCGATCAGGGTGTCGTTCTTGACCTCGTACATACGGCCACCGATGAAGCACAGAGCGAAGATGTCACCCAGACCGTGGGCCAGCTTGCCGTTGGTGACGGTGACCTTATCGAAGGTACCAGTGCCGGTGTCCAGCAGGCCCCAACCGTTGGCCATGTCGGCGTAGCAGCCGATGGTGGTGGCACGCTTCTCTTCCTCGGTCAGGACGTTCTTGCCGGGGTCCAGCTTGATGCCTTTCAGCTTGGCGTTGGCCTGCTCCAGAGTCATCTCGCCGTTGGTATACTTCTTGATGATTTCGATGTTAGACATATTGCTATCCTCCGTTATTTTATTCCGTAACAGCTTTTGCCAGCTGCTCACGTTCAAACTTGCGGAACTCATTCATGGCGCGTTCGTACTGCTCCACGGCGGGTTCCACTTCGCCGTTGGTAGAGCCGCGCTTCATGGCCATCGTGGTGGCGTACCCCAGTTGCGCAGATGCGACCAAGAGGGACAGCCTCACCATCTCGCTCTTGCACCGGGCTTTCTCGCGCTCGGCTGCGTGGTCGTCCCTGTGCTTCTGCTTGCGGTTGTAGATGGCCATGATAACGCCCACGGTCAGACTGGGCAGCAAGGCCCAGAGAAACTTAATCAGCGTGTCCATGTTGTCCTCCTTATGCGTAGGTGATGGTGACGTCGGTCGTAACGTAGTCGTTGTCACTGCTGACCCCAGAAAAATCCAGTGCGATGTCAACATCCTGCGAGACACCGCTGAATACGGCAACATACGCTTTACTTGCAGTCATACCGGTACCCGAGTAGTAGGATTGGTTGACCAGAGTCACTCCATCGGGAACCGACTTGGCGACAAAATAGATACTCTCATAGTTGGTACTTGTGCCGCCCTCCACCACCAGCAGCAAATTGCCGTTGTCGTCGATCGCCGCCCAGTAGCTACCGTGGTACACCGCGGTGTCACGGTCGGTAGTTGCGGAACTTGTGGTCGTGATAGACTTCACTTTTGCGCTGTGGTCCTCACAGAGGATGGGGTTGATAATAGGCATATCACACCTCCTGAATGACCACGGTGTAGGTCAGGTCGGCGGCAGGCACCACGCGGCAGGTGAAGGTCAGGGCGTCCTCATTCTGAGCGCTTGCATACACGCCGCAGTTACCGGCCTCCACCCAGCTGTCGGGCTTGGGCGCCGGGGTAACGAGGTTGCCCACAGTCACGCCGGGTGCCCCAACTGTCTGGGTCAGTCCATCGGGGTCCCACGCCGCGGCGAGCAAGGTAACAGTCACAACCTTGGGCGCCTTGGCCAGCCTCTGGCTGCCCCCGTCCCGATTCGTGCCGGAACTAGAACCCACATACACCTCACCGGCGAACCAAGCGTTGCCGCCCCAGTCTACGGTGTGGGCGTTGGATCGTCTTACGTCGTTGGTTCCGTTGCCGACAATGTGCGCATAAGTGTCCGCGGCGTCAGCAACATTGTAGCGCCCCTGTGTGTGTTGGTTATCAGACTCGGCACGAGTGCCGCACCCCTCTGCGTGAGATGCCTCACCAACGGCGAATGTAAAAACCCCCTCAGCATGAGAATCATCGCCGGTAGCCTGAGATTCATTGCCCTCTACATGAGAGCGGTTGCCGCTTGCGACCGTTCCGTTGCCCTCGGAGTGCGCGTTGATTCCACTTGCCGTGGTTGTGTTTCCTTCAGCGTGAGATCGTTTGCCAGAGGCAACACTTGCCTCGCCCTCGGCGTGAGAGTAATCACCGGAAGCGGTTGTGCCGTAACCCTCTGCGAAAGCGTTCAAGCCCTCCGCAGAAGTGGCGCTCTTGAATCGGGCGCCACCGTTGTCGGTGTCAATGATGTTCGACTCGGGGAGAAACTCGGGAGGAAACGGAACCGGAGTGCCTACAACTCTGGTGATGGCTACCGTCACAATGGAACCCATAGCCAACTTATAGATGGTGTACTTGCCGGTAGTGCCATCTTCGTGAGGCGCGATATGCAGGCACACAGAACCCGTAGATCCCGCGTATGCAACCGGGTCATACAAGCTGCCATTGCCGTAAACTTCTTCGCTCTCGCTGCAACGGCGCAAAGTATAGCTGCGGCCATCAACCGTCACGATGTAATACATCGCGGGGGCAAACTCCAGAGCCTTGGTGGCCTTATACACGGTCGTAGTTGAGCTGACTTTCGTGAAGATCATCCGGGTGTCGGCCATCACCTCTTCGGGGACCCCGGCCATGTATCCACCGACACGGTTCTTCACAAACGCGAGACTGGTTTCGTCGTTTTCAGCCCAGTCAGACTGAACGCCGCCTACGGATACCAACTCTTCAGCTCTCTCCGCGCTGGCGGCGGCATCGTCAGCAAATTTTCTCGCAAGCGCACGCGCGGCTTCCGCCCGGGCAGCATGGTCCTTTGCACTGCCGGCCTGATTGATGGCCTCCACCAGTTGCTCGTAGACGTCGGGGGTCGGTGCGGGTCGCGCGGCCACACCCTCACTGGCGCCGGGGGACACGGGGAAATAATCAGTCCACAGTGTCGGGCGGCGGATGTCGCCCTTTTGACCGTAGATGCCGATGCGGAAGCGCTTCTTAACGTCGGCCAGCGCCTCCCAAGGCACCTCACAGTTGAAGTCGAGCAGAGGCACCTCGATGGGTGTGGTTCCGGGCATCTCGAAGATCGCACGGGCGGAGTACCCCGCCCAGCTTTCGTCAAACACAAACTCGACGTGGTTCACGCCGATGGAGCCGACCACGAAGACCTCGGCTTCGACTACGGAGAGCCAGTTGTCAGAAACATAGATCTTCATGTTCAAGCCTCCTCGATGCCGTACTTGGCAAGGATCTCGCCGCAGACCTCATCCTTCAGCAGCTGCTTGACCTGGCCGGGGGGCAGCGCCCCCAGCAACACCATCAGGTCTGCCGCCTTTTCACGGTCAGCGACGCGGTCACGATTATACTTGTAGATGCGGCTACGCAGTTCAGGTCTCATCTGCGGCCACCTCCTCACCGGTGTCGCCGGACAGGATCAGTTCCAAAGCCTCTTCCAGTTCAGCGATGCGGGCGATCAGTTCATCAGTGCTGGGCGTGGGAACGGGTTCCTCGGGGGTGGGCAGACCTGCTTTCCAGCTCTCCCACGCCTCGATGTTGGGCGCCACAGAACCGTCGTTGCCCAGAACCACGAAGCCATTGTGTGCGAAGAAAATCTCGGCCTGTTCGTCGGTCAGCGCAACGCAACCGGGGAACGGCTGGCCCTTGGGGTTGGGATATGCACCAGAAGGGTTGGGTTTCTTATCAATGTAGATCATGTCAGTTCCCTCCTTTTAGCCCAACGCGAAGTAGTGATAGATCACACCGGTCGTATTCAACTGTGCGTCCACGTCCGTCGCGTACCACGAGACGGTGGTACCTGTTACAGTAATCAACGCTTTTGCTGCGGTGTCTGTTGCGCCGGGTTGTCCGAGCCAAATCAGACCGTAGTCAGTGTTGCTATGCGCTTTGTGTTCTGGGTGCATCACGAGAAACAGCTTGGGCACGAAACCCAGCGTCACTGTGTTGGGGTTGTCAACGCCTTTGGTACCCGTACCGGTGTAGGTTCCGGTCTGAACGCGGAGACCGAAGTCCACTTTTTCCAGCGGTACGCCCAGATAGGTGTAGTGGTAGTTCTCGACGACATCGTTATCAGGGTAGGCATCACGGATCCGAGAACGTACTTGGGTCTGGTCCCCGATAGAAAGTTCACGGGCGATCACACGGCGCCCGTTAATATATGTGAGATATGTATCGTCATCGGTGGCGTTGGTAAATTCGCTTGTTGCAAGATATACGACGTCTTGATTTACAAGGCGGACGTATTTGCCGATAATGTCATACTCGTTGTTACGACTGGTGCAAACAGAGTAGCCGACTGTGAAACTGATCGGATCTACCAACACCAGATTGCCCTCTGCATCGACGGTCACGCTTTGCGCGAGTTCTACCGGCGTAGTATTTGTCCTAGTTGTCGTGCCAAGAACTTTAACCTTTGTCGTGGACTCCAGCGCCACCGATTCCCACGCAGGCTCTGCGGCCTCGCGCAGCCAAGTGTGCAAATTCAATTCGGAGAACTTGCGAAGCATATCTTCGGGAACAGCACCTTCCTCAAGGCCCAAATTCCCTCGGGTTTCTGTGCTCCAGATTTCTGCTTTCGTGTACCGGTCTTCCACCTGCGCCTGCGTGGCCTTATAGTCCAACTCGGCTTGCAGTTCGGCAGACAACTTGTCACGTGTCAAAGTGCCGTCGGGGATCTGGCCCAACACAATGCCGCGAATCTCGTCCTTGGTAGCCTTGAGCGCCAACTCGTTCTCCACCTCAGGGATCAGCTTTTCGTCGATGTAGTTCCGGGCCTCGTCGTGCAGTGCCTGCATATCCGAGCGAACCTGTTCTTCAGAGGTTTCGTATGTGTGAAACTCGGTGGGGTTGGTCCACCGCCTCGTAAACTCGAATTTAGAAATAGACATTTATCTATCCCTCCCAAGATAGCGGAAATAGATTTGAGCGGACAGAATCGCCAGATCCTGCGCCTCTTCGTTGTTGCTCAAACGCATAGAAAAGTGCCGGATGTGCCGGCACCCGGGTTTGCGCCGAGCCACCATAGCGAACTTCTGCACACCAAGGCACCGGCGCTTCAGGTTGCGGGGCGCCAACCGCCAGCTGAACGAGTCAATGGTCGTCAGGTCGTGCCGGTCTTCGTAGTCGCTTTGGTAGAGGATATCGACCACGGTGTCTGTGTCAGAGCGCACCGTGAAGATAACGTGCATGATGTCCTTCAGCCTGTCGTAACTGTCGAAGAACTGGGGTGGGAACTGGTAGACCTTATCAATCGCACCGCCGTAGTCCATGAAGACTCGGGAGAACTGAGTCACCTGTCCCTCAGGGTTCAGGTGGTACGAGCCGTCAACGGTGCGCAGATACGCGATACCGGGGACGTCGGTGAAGTAGAACCAGCTGGGGTTCTTCCATGTACTCAGCAGATAGTCCCACAGGAACACCTTTCCGTCCACGCACAGCCAGTACCGGTTATCGTCGTCGTAGGCTACAACGCCGTCCGCTGCAGCCGTTTGCACAGCCTCCAACAGACCGGGGCGCTGAGCAGTACCATTCACGTTGCGGCTGACACACTCGACATTGTTTTCCAGAGCAGAGCTGGAATCACGGACAATATAGACGCCGCCTTGGGTGTTACAGAACACCACGTTGTTCTCGATCAGCTGAACCGTCCAAGGCAGATCACAGCCGATCTTGCTGTTGATTGCCTCGTAGGTCAGGGAAATAGATTCGCGGTTGTTGATGACCTCTGTGTCGTAGGTCATCTTGCCGACGCTGCGGCCCTTCAACACGATCAGGGTGCTGTACTGCCGACCGAAGCCGGTAACCGCGTCCTCCGTGTCTCCGGCCAGATTGTAGTAGGTCATCGGCCAGTAGCTGGGGTTCATGGATACCGCGTCGTTGCTGTTCCAGAAGATGGCGTTCGGCTGCTTCTCACTGCCCGTCATCACGATACAGACTCTCTGGTCGCCGCCGTACACCGCCACATACCGGCAGTCCATCACCGCCTGCAGCGCGTCGGGGTTGTCCTTGGTGTAGGTGACCTCGACGGTGTTGTTCATCTCCGGGAAGGTTACCGGAGGCGGGGTGACGAACACGATCTGACCCTTGCGCAGATCCACAGCGTAGTCGGTTCCCTCGACCAGTTCCGCGCCGTCCACCACCACCTTGGTCACGGCGGCAGTTTCATCGTCTTTGTATTTCTTCAGATACACGACCACGGGCGCCTCAGCTGCGGGCGCCTCGGTGAACGTGACCTTCCCGGTCTCGGCGTCCACGGTGTACCTCGACCGGGCCAGTGTGGCGCCGGACACGGTAACCTTGGTGACGCTCTTCAGGTCAGCTGCGGGGGTGGCCAGAGTCTGCTCGACCCAAGCGCCGTCGCCGGTGAAGGTCTCCTCGACCTCCTCCTCGCCGCTCAGGGACACGGGCAGCTTATAGGTCGTGACACCCAGCTTCACCACAAACGTGATGACGGTACCCTCTGCGGGGGCGGTTGTGAAGGTCACCATGCCGGTAGTAAGATCCGCAGTATATGCGCCCTCGCTGACCAAGGTGTTCTCGCCGAAGTAGACAGAGTCCACCCGGGTAAGGTAGTCCTTGGCAGCCGTCAGACCGAGGTCAAACTGCTTCGCAGACCCAGTGCCAAGGGCCGACCGGGCGACAGTCGTCTCTGCGGCGTTATACTTCACCGTCTTCTTGGGACTCAACCGGTTCTCGGGCTGATACTCACTGCCTGCGCCGTTCACGGGACTGGCGTTCAGCAGGATAGTCGGCACATAGGCGTCCTCCTGCACGTTGGTCACCTTGAATCCGCCCTCGGTCTCAGGATCATAGGCGATCTTGAAGAAACCACCGCGGTTCTTGTAGAACAGCCAATCACCGTAACGGAAGAAAGTTCCGCGGTTCTCAGGGACACCGGCGCACAGTTCCACCAGATCGCGGGTCTCGCCCCGTGTGGGGGCGGTGGCCAAATCCATGCGATACAGCTTACCGCCGATGTGGAAGAACGCGTTATCCCAGAACAATTCACCGGCGCAGGTGTAGCCGGTGCCGAGTTCCTCTGCGGACAGATACTCCTGACCGTCGCGGCACTGCAGCACGCCGTCCTGCCACCACAGATTCCGCATCTCGGGTGTCTGGTTGTTGTCCAGTCGGTAGTCCAGTTCCCACAGGTTCAGGCCGCCGTCCAGACGGGGGAAGTCAACAACTTTGATGGGATGCTGGTTGGGGGTCGCGCTGATTTTCATTCAAACCACCCCGCGACATTGAAGTTGTAGGCGTCTTGGGTAGGCTGAACCTCCATCGTGACGCCACGGGAGATGCGGGTCAGGCGAGACTCGTAGTCGTTGTAGAGCGACACATACATGAACTCGTCCTCGCGCATCACCAGATTGGCGGCGGCGTAATAGGTGGCCGCCTGAATCACCTCGATGTCCTCATCCAGATCGTAGGACTCGGTGAGTGTGTTATCGAGGGGAAGCTGCTCAGGGTACTTGTAATACTCGATGGTGTAGCTGCCGGCGTCCTTGGGGATCAGGATGTACTTCTTGCCCTGCAGCCGGAAGTTGTTGGTCTTGCGGAACTTGCCGTCCTCAATCACAGACACGCCGCCGGACTTCAGGCTCCAGAAATCATCGGGCAGCTGGAACCGCATCAAATCACCGTACACCTGACCGCCGTTCAGCGGGTAGACCACAGGATCCGGCTTCACGAGGGTGCGGATGTTGACCAGCGCCTCGTTGATGTAGACCGGCAGCTTGCTCAGATAGTCGGCTTGGTTATTATAGGAAGGGGCGACCTGAGTACCGGCGATACTGTACTGGTCGATGTGCCCCAGAGTTTCGCGTTTGATCTCGGAATAAAGCATTTTGGGTTCCCTCCTTATATAAGAAAAGAGCCAGAGGGTAGGCCCGACCTACCGACCGTTCGAATCGTCAGGTGGAGGAAAGACCTCTCGTCTTGAAACGGCCCGCCGTGTTTGGCGCTCTGGCATATAAAGGGTAGGAGACCCGGCGAACCGGGTCTCCTGATGAGCGGTGTCAGCTACGATCACTCGGTGATGGCGGTGCCGTGGTAGTACACAGCGTCGGCCTTGTTGTTCAGCACGAAGCAATCATAGATGAAGCGGCCCTCGCGTCGCTCTGTTACCGTGCAGGCTTTTTATCCTGCACTTCTCACGGTTTCCCGTGAGATCAGCGTACATTTTCACCCTCGCCTCGAAGAGAGGCGTTCGGGGTCGGGCACTCTTGGGAGCGTTATAGTCTGCTTTCGCAGGTTCAGCTCCTACGCGTTACGGTGGCGCAGGCTCTTTAGTTCCTGCGCTTACCTCGGTATTCCCTGCAACCATTCTTCAAACTGCTCTGGTGTGTTACCACCAAAACCATAAACGGAATGAAATTTTGTGTGGCACCTTGAACAAAGGGTCACACCGTTATCAACTGAAAACCTCCGCTCCGGGTTTGCATCGTAAGCGGCTAAATGGTGCGCGTTAAGATCACCGCCGTGGGCGCCGCAGGCCACACAATTAAATCCGTCGCGTGCGTAAACCGCTTTCCGCCACACTTTTGAGGCCGTTCGGTTTCGGTCAATCGGCGCCTCGTGGTAGGTGTGCTTGTGGCAATTTCGGCAGCGTTTTGCAGCGTTCTTGGAGTTAAGAAACGCGTCGAACGTGATTGTGCTTTCGTGGCCGCATTTAGCGATGTATCGCATCGGGGTCTTACAGTTAACATACTCGGACTCAAGAAGTTCACAGTCCTCCTGCTCGAACACCTCGCGGACATAGTCGATTTTATAAAGAATCGACTTACTACAAGCGCCGCACACGCGACCTATTTTTTGGCCGACAAAATGCGCATAGTCGCTCTCGTTCTCGTGCCCGCACAAGGCGATATACCGAACTCGATCTGTGCTCCTCCTAAAACCTTCGTTGGTGACAACACATCCTTCGGCCTCAAACGCGGCTTTGATTTTTTCGTAGCCGAGGGATCGTTTTGCGCCAATGGACGCGTATCTGCACTTGGGACAGAGATCCCCCTTGCCGTGTTTGAAGTTGTTGAATGTGCTATCTCTAACATGACCGCACCTAGCCACATAGTGGAGTGGCGTGTGGTCGTTAAGGTATTCCGTGGCTAGTAGCTCACATCCGCGCTCAATGAAAGCGTCTCGAACTTCCTCGAACGTGAACTTTCTTCGCCCGCCCATGATTACCACCTCTCAAACCAGTCATATACTAGCCTAATGATAGCACTGGGGCGTTTGTTTGTCAAATTGGTTGTTTTGCGGGTTCACCGATTTTACCCGATTTTCTTAGGCAGATTACGCTGCCCGCTGGCCGAGGGTTTTGACCAGCCAACCGGAGATGCCGGGAGGGTTGTCGTGGATCTTGTACTCCTCCAACTGCTTGGGAGCAGTGGCGGCGATGGGGTGAGTCAGGATGAAGCTGCAACCCGCGGGCAGGCGAGAGGCGGGGACCTTGACGATCTTGATGCCGTCAACCTCGCCCAGCAGACCCTTAGCCACCATCTCCTGAGACAGGTTACCGTACTTCATGAAAGCAGGATCCTGCTTCAGCAGGTTGGCGAACTTGTAGGAGCAGAAAGCGATACGGCCCTTCTCGGGGACGTTCTTATCACCCAGAGCCTCCTGAGCGTTCAGGAACAGCTCGTAGGCGTTGGTCTTGCTGGCGGTAGTAGCGGCAGTGTTGCCGTTATCGCAAGCAGCCTTGGCCAGAGTGCGGAACACATAGGTGTCGTACTCGGGGATGATGACTTCGCGCATCTGACGGGAAACAGCCTTACCGGCCTCCAGAACCATCTGGCTCTGGATCTTGTCGCCCTTGTCGATGATGAAGGTCCAAGAACGGTCCTTGTTGATGGTCAGAGCCTGAACTTCAGTGCCCAGATCCTCGGGGGTACCGTAACGGTTGGCGCCGCTGCGGGTGTAATCCTGCATAGCGACAACGGGGATGGAGTACACGTTCACGGTCTTGACGCCGGTGAACTTGTAGTCGTTGTTCAGAGCCATAGCGGCCTGAGATTCCTTGTGGAAACGCTCGTCGATCTTGGTAGAGAAGACGGAAGCGTAGTTCTGAGTAACCATTTACTTCACGATTCCTTTCATAATTAAAAGACATCGCAGCTGCATGGCGGCTCATTGTGCGGTGGTGCTTACCAGTAATCTTCGTCGAAGCCAACCAGCAGGTTGTTCTTCGGCTTGGTGTCGGTGGCGCCACCACCGGTGACTCCCTTCACGGGAGCGCGTGCCGCCGAAGCTGCGTTTTGTTTCAGCACTTCGTTTTCCTTTTTCAAGGAGGCGGCGGCTTTACTTGTCTGCTTTTCCCGATACGCCACATAGGCCGTCAGGAGGTTTGCACCGTCGGCGACCGCACGGGCCACTTCGTCGGGCATCTCCTTGAAGTCAGGGTACAGGGCCTTCAGCTGATTGACCTCAGCCACAAAATCTCGGCTGACAGGTGCTGCGGCAGGCTGCTGAACAGGCGCGGCAGCGGGCGCGTCTTCCACGGTGTCTTCCAAGGGGTAGGTCTTGCCGTTGCACTCGCTGGCAGCGATCATACGAGCCGCTGCTTCGGTCATGCCTGCGTCAAGCTGGTCTTGGTAGATCTCGCGGTAACGGGCTTTCATCTGGTCATCCTTGTAGGCATCAAAAGCACGAGACTTCTGGAGGACTTCAATCAGTTCCTCATCGCTCATGTTGTTGATGTCTACTTCCTGATCTTGGTGGTTGACTTTCAGCTTCAGGATTCTCGAATTCTTGACAGGTTCCTCAGTCTGGCCGGACTCAGGTTTCACTGTCTCCTCTTCGGCGCTTTGACCTTCGGTCTCTTCGGTCTCGCCCGTGGTGGGGGCTTCCTCGGTTCCCAGTTCGGCGGCGATGGTCTCCAGCTCGGATTGGGTCTCTTCAGTCTGGCCGGACTGTTGAGCGTTGCCACTCCAAGTGGTAGGATCCGCGAAGAAGTCGTCACCCTCGCTCCAGCCGTCGGGGAGCATAGGCTCGTAATCTTCCTCTTCGTAGCCGATGGTCGTCAGTTCGTCTTCGTGCATGGTTGTCTCCTTCTCCCCCATGGTGAGGGGGTTCAGATGTATTACAAAGCCGACCCCACAGCACTCTGTCTCCGGGGTCGGCGTTTGCGTGTTATTCGGCTCTCATCGCGCCTTGCGAGAGAACGGTCTTTTCAGCGATGTTGGGCAGGTTCGCAAAGGCGGCCTGCGCACTGGCGGGGAGTCCACCGAACGCTTTGTCACCGGACATCTGGCCGCCCATCGCGGGGGCGGGGCCACCACTGCCATCGTTGGGGCCTTGCAGGGGAGAACCGGGTTCGGGCAGCGCGGCACCGGCAGCGGCGTTCGCTTGCTTGCCCTCGGCGATACGGCCCTTCAGTTCGTCAATCAGTTCCTGCTTCTTGGGGATCAGCTTATCCGGGATGCGCTCCAGATACTGGATCACATCCAAAGTGCCGTCGTGGCGCAGGTTGTCCAGAGTCTGGGTCATGGCGATCTCGCTGAAGTAGGTGGTGGCGCCGACATCCAGTCTCATGTTCAGCCACAGGTGCTTGAACTGGCTGAAGTCGAACTCCTTGACCACCTTACGGATGATCTTCTGGGTGGACATCTGGCCGGTCATGGGGTCGATAACAGGGACGCCGCCGGGACCGACGATAGGCTCCTCGAACTCCTGATCCACAACCACCGGGCGCTTACCGTAGTAGGTGCCCATGAAGTCCAGCAGGATGGCGCCGACGTCCTCTACCCACTCGTAAAGACCGGCGCGGATATTCTCCAGAGGCACTTCAGCGTTGGTCTGAAGCACCATCAGAGCGGAGGTGTTGTCGGGTTTGACGTTACCCATCTGGGCATCCGTGGCTCCCAGACACTCCTTGGTGTAGGCCATCGCCTTGTCAATGAGCGCGAAGATCTGGTTGCTCATTTCGGCGGGCTGCAGGTTATAGGCCACCTGAGAGATCGGCTGTCCGGGCTGCAGGCCGCGCACGCCAATCGCCTGACCGACCTCATTCGTCCATGCGGAAATCAGGTCAGCGTTGTAGATGGTCTTGGGGAAAGCCATCAGCTGGAGGTGTCTCATAGCTGTGGCGAACATACTGTTGATGAAGATCTGGTTGGGGATCAGACCGGTAACCAGAGCGCGACCGTGGTACTGGTTCTTCTGCTTCTCCCAGTTGCCCCACGCGATGGGGTAGCGAGACAGGCCGGTATCGACGTTCTCGTAGATGACGCCGTTACGGGTGGCCTTGGTGACGTATACCGTGGTCTCGATGGTCTTGGCGGTCTTGCGCTTGGGAACCGGCTGGCCATTGGCGTCCAGAACACCCTCTTCGTAGACGGGGTTGCCGGCGTCGTCCAGAACGTCCTCGTAGACGGGGTTGCCGTCAGCATCCTTCTTCTCGACTTCCTTGCTGTCCTTGGTGTAGAGCAGGACATACAGCGCCTTGCCGTTTCCGTCGGTGCTGGGGATCTCGGTCTTGCCGCCCACGCCAGTGAAGTCCTGATACTCAGCGTCGGGTTGGAACTCACCCTCCATCAGGTTGTCGGGGGTGGTGTTCGCCTCGCCGGATTTGTAAACGTCCTTGTTCTTCTTGAATCGCTTGGCCTCCCACTCCAGATGCTCCACCGTGTCACGACCCACGATCAGGATGTAGGGCTGTGTCTCGGTGCGGTGGTCGTTGGGGTTGCCGAAGTGAACGTTGATGCCGTCAACCAGTTCCATCTGGATCTCGCCGCGGTGTGCGCCGAACGCGCCGCCGTAGGGCATGGCGTCGGGGTCGTAGTAGAAGTGAGCGCAGTAGTCGCCGGTCTGGGCGCCGTCAAACAGGGCGTCGCGGAGGCGGTACTCGAACTTGAACTTCTCCAGCAGGCTGGACACCTCAGCGTTGGCGAACAGAGCGGCGTCATGGTCAGGGTCGGCCATGTTGGTGCCGTCATAGTAGGCCAGAGGTTCGAAGCGCAGGGCGACACCGGAGGATGTCAGGGACGCGATGAACAGGCTGGCTACGCGCTTGAGGATATTGAAAGTCGGCTTAGGCAGACCGCGCATGGCAGGGGTGTCCGGCAGGTGCAGCCACTGGTTGCCGATGAAGAACTCGGTGTTGGTGTTGACGAGGTTATACTGGTTCGGGGTCAGCCGGTTATTGTAGTTCCGGCCATCCTCGTACAGCTTCCACGCGAGGGTGATGTTGTTATCCTTCATGGGTCATCACTCCTTCTCAGGTTGTTCTTTTTGCGTGACTCCGTAGGCCACGTCGGGGCTGTAGTTGTGCAACTGCTGCCAAGCCTCCTGCTCTTCCAGCAGAGCCTGACGCTGCTTCTCGGTCAGCTGTTCGGCGGTTACACGCTGGGTGCGCTTATCATCGGCGACCTTCAGCGTCCAACCGATAGCGACGCCGCCACACAGAAGCAGCAGGCACACCAAGGCGCCGCCGAAGCCAATCACAAATTCCATACAAACCTCCTGAAAAACGAAAAAGAGCGCCTACTCCACAGATCACGAGGATCCGGGAATAGGCGCTCTAGGCACTCAAACTCTATTTATCTTTCGAACTTGATGATATTGAACCGTCCGCACCGAGGGCACTTAATCGTGAACCGCAGTACATTCATGTCGGCCTGTACGGCGACGGCGCTTACTTGAATCTTGGTCGTGTCGTCTGTTTCGCCCAACAGCTTACCGCAGTTGTGGCATCGTGCTTCGGCGCTCATAGGCCCTCCTTAACATGGGGTAACGCCTCCAAGGAAAGGTGGACTACCGGTACCCTCATACCGGTAGTCCTAAAAGCAAAGGAGGCTCACAATGGTCGGGGACATGGCAAACCCCGATGGTTCGTCAACCGGGTGGCACATTTTGCGCTGTGTCCGTAAAGAAAACTGAAACAGCAAAGTTCCGATTGACGATGGCTGAGACGGCTGGATTCGAACCAACGAGTAGCAGAGTCAAAGTCTGCTGTCTTACCACTTGACGACGCCTCAATATAAACAGGGACCTTGGTTGTGGCCCCCGGCGGGGATTGACGAGGCAACCAGCCCCGAGCTGCCCGGTCTGCCGTATCGGGGTGTCACACCCGACGCGCAGATACCTTGGACTCACGCTATGGAGCAACACAGGGGACTCGAACCCCTACCATCGGTTTGGAAGACCGAGGTGCTACCGTTAAACACCAGTGCTGCAAATGGCTCCGTAGGCGGGATTTGAACCCGCGATCTCCACCGTGACAGGGTGGCGTGATAGGCCAGACTACACTACTACGGCATATTTGGCGGAGCGTAGAGGACTCGAACCTCTGCGACGTTGCCGCCGGTCTCGGATTAGCAATCCGGCCCCTTACCTACTCGGGCAACGCTCCGTATGGGAACGGGTTTAAGGTCTCCGTCCCGACCATGTGGCGCCGACTGAAAGACTCGAACTCTCAGGACCCGAAGGCCTACGGTTTTCTAGACCGCTCCGCTACCAATTACGGTATAAGTCGGCGTATGAGGAACGGCGGGACTCGAACCCGCATCAAGGGCGTTTAGGTTGGATATACCCCTTCGAACCAACAAGCTCTTCCGTTGAGCTACGTTCCTGTATGGTGGCCTGAGATGGAGTTGCACCACCCGAGTCCGAAGACAGCTGATTTACAGTCAGCCCCGCTGCTACTTACGGTATATCAAGCCATATAAGCCCGTTTTAAAAACAGTACCGGTGCGGGCACCAGTTTCTGGAAACTCACGGGCGTGTTTTGTTCTCGTGGCGGGAAACGCAGGGATCGAACCTACGACATCGTGGTTAACAGCCACGCGCTCTACCAGCTGAGCTAGTCTCCCATTTGGTATCCCCAGAAGGACTTGAACCTACAACCTGCGGATTATCGATCCGCTGCTCTACCGATTGAGCTATGAGGATATGTGGTGCCCAACGCAGGACTCGAACCTGCACGTCTCTCGACAGATGGGTTTGAGCCATCCGCGTCTGCCGTTTCGCCAGTCGGGCATTTGGCATAGGCTGCTGGATTTGAACCAACACGAGCAGTTTTGGAGACTGCCATGCTACCGTTACATCAAGCCCATGTATTGCCGGTCTTTCCCGGCCGTCAGATACTGTGTGTTGCAGCTATCGCTGCTTGGAGCACCCAGACGGAATCGAACCGTCAACCAACTGCTTACAAGGCAGCCGCTCTACCAGTTGAGCTATGGGAGCAGGTGTGTCAGAGACCCCGGGACAGCGGAGCCTCTGACGAATAGAGAAAGGAGGTAAGAAAAGATGAACTCTCTGTTGCAGCAGAGATGGGGTCGGGGGCAGGATTCGAACCTGCGTCGGCCAGCTTATGAGGCTGGACTGGAACCGCTCCAGTCACCCCGACAAACGTCCGCCTTGGGACACATCGTGGAGAGGTGCAGGCGGTCCTGTTATTACTTCTTCTCCCGCATCAGGATGTCCAGCAGCGCAGACTTCACGGTGTCGTTCCGTTCGCACTGCGCAGAGATGTCACCCTGTGCGCGGGTCAGCTGGGCGATCAACGTGCCGCACAGGGCGGACTTGGTGCCCAGATCCTGATTGATGTCACTCAGCCGATTGGCCATCTCGCACAGGCAGGACAGTGTGGTGTTCGCCTCGTCGTATAAGAGGCCAACCTCCAGACCAATACAGTCAATCGCAGTCACAGCCTGCTCGGTAAGGGTAGGCTTTTTCTTTTTGCGCATCGTGCCTGTTCCTCCGTTAATATATCTCACCTTGGCCGTACACGTCATACACCGTGCCGTCCAAAAAGGTCTCCTTCTCGTGCTCCAGCAGCTCTTGTTCGGCCTCTTCGGCCTTGGACAACGCCGCTCCGCCGGGGCCGCCGTTCGCGTAGAGCAGGTACGACAGAGCTTGGCTGGAAGAGTCCACCATATCGTCGTGAGCGCCGGCAGGAAACGCGGTCCACTGGTCGAGGTACTCCCCCAACCATGGCGCACTCGCGGGCACATAGACGTGACCGGACTCGATCGCCGCAGATACGGCGTTCACGCGTGCCACTTTGCCGCCTTTCGGGTTCACCGGCACGCAGAACATCTCTTTCTGCAGCACGTTGATGATCGCCGATCCGTTGGCCTTGTCCTCCACCAACACCGTTCTGGCGTTGGGATAGAGGCTGCGCACCTGCCGAATTGCCGTCAGCGTACTCGTGAAGTCGAGGTGCCGATTCATGCAGTACCGCAAATAGTAGTCGTTGCCGCTCTTACCCCAGACCGTGATGGCCACATAGTCGTTCGTATCGGCGTCCTTGAACGCCGCGTCGACGGAGATGACCTCGGTGCCGAGATACGGCAGCTCCTTCTCTTCGTAGTACCGCCACCAGTCGCGCTTGACGAGGTTACCACCCTCAACTCGGGGGTTGCACTGATACAGAGCCGACCAAGCACGCTGGCCGCCCTCCGCAGACGCCTGATAGCTGGCCTTGAACTGCTTGAGCCACCCGTCGTCTTTGCCCAGTTCCGGGCACAGGGCTTCGCCGACGCCGCGTCCCAGAGGATCGTCGGGTTCGGCTTCGACAGGCAGGCGGATCAGTCGGATGTTGTCCTCTGTCCGCAGCAAAGTAGCCAGCATATCGTCTTCATGCCACGGCGTCGCAATGACAATCACCTTCGCGTGGGCGGCGAGACGGGACTTGAACGAGTTCTGCCACTCATCCCACAGCTTACGCCGGTATGTAGGAGAGTCCGCTTCTGCTCTGTTCTTAATCGGGTCGTCGATGATCATCAGGTTCGCCGGGTTGCCCGTGACGCCGGACATGATACCACGGCTGATGAGTCGACCCAGATGACCCCCCAACTCGAACTCCGTGGCGCGGTCGATCTTACCAATCTCCACACCGAACAACATCTTGCCGAATGCCCGGACCTTCTCCTTGTTCCGGCGGGCAAAACGGTCCGCAGATTCGTCGTTATACGAACCGAGGATGATGCGCCACTCGGGGAACTTGCCCATGACCCAACTCGGTAGCGTCTCTGTCAGGGTCATCGACTTACCGTGCTGGGGCGGCGTCTCGATCATCAAGATGTCATACGCGTTTCCGGTGTCCGCCTCCAAGAACGCCTGAACCTCAGATGCGAGATACTGCGACATCCGCGTCGTCTTCCAGTTCTTACCGTGGACGAAGGGCAGATATTCTGAATACCAGCGTCGCGCCATTTCTCGTCGCGCCATTTCGGCGTGGAGGAGGGTCAGATCATCGGGCATAACGGGCGTGTCTCCTATTCAGTTTTTAGTCATCTATAAACTCCCAGTGGTAACCGTAACAGGTCCAACCGGCGTTAATCGTGTGTCGTAAAGTCGACCGATTAGATCCAATAGCTCTCGCGGCGGCGTTGATACTTGGGTACTCTTGCCGCGTTTCTACGCAGCGCACTCGTCGGCGGGCGGTTCGGTCGTGATACTTCCCCCGGGGTGGGATATAACTGGGGTCCAACACGCCGCCGCCTAGACGATTATACCCTAGTTCGGGTTCGGCGCTCCTATATAGCTTGATCAGCTCAAGTTCCCTGTCGTGGGCTTCCTGTTGGTCTAGGCCTGAAAGAAGAATCTCGTGGCCAAAATTATCCCAACCAAAAGCCACAATGTCTACAAACAGCGGCAGGTTATCAACATACCCAAACCCGCCTTTCCACCGATCCTCGGGTCGTTTACTCGTGGTCCCGATATACACTTTTCCGTCAGGGGACGTGTGCTTGTACACACAGTAGCTGCTCGACATAGATCCTCCGATGCGGTGTTGAAGCTGTTAAAAATTGTTAAAAGGTCAAATCTGGTACAAAATTTTCGGGCGGCCCTTTTTATATCTTGGGGGCGGGGGTGGGCGCCGGGGCACCCCCGGGGGAGGGGGCGCTGGGATCTGCCTGCCACCCGCTGGGCGGCGCCGTGGCCAGAGGCCACCCCCTGCGCTGCGGCGGCGGGGCGAGGCTCCGCCTCGGCGGCGGCGAGGGGTTTTCCTTTTTAGATGTATGACACCACATTCTCTGCGGAGGAGAATGGGGCAACACCTCTCAACCCATTGCGGCGCAAGGGTTTGCGGTCATCTGGTGCTACGCTTGTACCACGTCGGTACCACATCAGGCGTCCTGATCGGCCTCTCTGGCGGCGATCATGGCACGCAGCTGCTCGTCTGTCAGCTGCGACAGATCCATCTCACTGACCGGCTGGCCTTCGTACACACCGACGTCCAGACCGTCTCTGGGCTTCTCGCCGATCGTGTCGCGCAGATACCGCAGGCTCTCCACGTCGCCGCGTCTGGCTTTCTGCATCACAGCCACATTGGCATCGGTCGCCCAGGTGGGATCGAGGCCCAACTCCACCAGCTTCCCAGCTCCCTCTTCGGGTGTCAGCTTCAGATCCATGATCTGTCGGATGATCTCGGCCTGCGTCTTCCGGCGGCGCCGGTTCGCTGTGGAGGTCTGCCCGCCTTTGCTGTGGAAGTCGTGACGCTCCTCCGGTGACATCTCGCTGTACTTCTTCAAGTTCTGGAGGCTCTCGTCTCTAGGCATCTCCATCGCTCCTATCTGTCAAATAATAGAAAAAGAGACCCGCCGACACGGCAGATCTCTCTAATATTTCCAGTGTACAGAATACTACATTTTGATAGGAAAGTCAAGCAAAACGCAAGATATTGTGGTTAAAAAATTTTTTCGAAAAAGGGGTTGACAAAGTAAGTCAGTTGAGATATGATAAAGCCACGATAAGTCAATTGAATCACACAGGCCGCCGGCCGGAGAGGAGAACACATGAGCAGAATGAACAGAACCAACTGGCAAGTCTACGCCACCTTGAGAGAGATCCGCGGCAAGGCTGCCGCCGAGGAGTACAGGCACAAGGTCATCCTCAACGAGATCTCCCGGGCGGCTGATCTGATGAGGGGGATGTACAAATGACCCGGCGGCAGATCTTCCGCCGGTACGACCGGCACAACGACCACTGGATACCCTAAAGGCTCTCTGGAGGGATTCGAGCCTATCGAGTCCCACCCCATGAAACCAAATATAAGGAGGACTACCACATGATGAACTTCACTAGACCCGAGCGCCAGCACTACAAGGCCCTGCGTCAGGAACTGATCGACGCCCACCGCTATGTGCGGGAGCGCTCCAACAAGCCGAGTGACACCTGCGCCCTGCTGATCGACAGAGTGGGCAAGGAGAACGCCGTGGAAATCGTCGCGCTGATGATCGCCGAAAAGGGCGCTCGGGACGGACGCATCAGCCGGTCCAACCGGGTGTGGGCCGAGATGATCGAACCCCTCGCAATCGAGATCGCCCACGGCTGCGACCTGTACTACTGCGACGAGATCCACCCCAGCCACATGGACATGATCGCCGACGCCATGCGCCGCATCTAAAAGGCTCTCTGGAGGGATTCGAGCCTATCGAGTCCCACCCCAGCCCCCACGGGCAACTACCACAACTTCATACAAGGAGGACACACTATGTCTCTGAACTGGAACTGGAATGACAAGATGGGCGAGGTCATCTACGAGGAGTACAACCCCGATCACCCCTACAAGACCTCCATCTATCAGGGCAACGCGCTGATGATCTGGTGCAACGAGTTCCCCAACGACACCTACTGTCTCAACAACTTCTTCGTCGATCTGCCGCACCTCAAGAATATGCTGGGCCTGAACGCCAAGGGCGGCTACGGCACCACCAACCACCTCAACGGCGCCGGGATCAAGACCATTCGCTTGAACACCCGGTACAAGTCGGTACCCAAGATCCTCGAGGCTTTCGCCAAGGCCCACACCAACATCACCATCGAGCTGTACTACGAAGAGGAGGTGAAGTGACATGGCAAAGACGAGACCCACTCCCCTGCTGACCCACACCGCGATCCTCTGCCTCGCGCTCCGGTGCTGCGAGCGCGACATCCGAGACGTCGAGAACCTGTACGAATCGCAGGAAGCCAGAGAGATCATGACCCAAGAACCCAGAGAACGTCTGGAGATCCTGAAGGAACTCTACCGGATCGAGACCGGCACCGAATACTGACCCAACCGCTTCTGAGGGGTTGAGCGCATCAGCCCCATCCCAGATCGAAAGATCACACTACCACACCAAGGAGGACTACCCTATGGCCTACAACAACATCCCCACGTTTGACCTGACCGAGGAAAGAACCCAATCCAATGGACACAAGGTCTTGATCTTCGAAGGTATCGGCTATGAGCTGGTCTGGCGCCAGTACTCCAAGCACGGCATCGACATCCGCGTCACCCCCGACAGATCCACTTCTCGTTTTCTTCCCTACATCTACGTCCACACCGACGATGAGGGCCGACCCATGCGCGTATCCATCGAAACCACCGCCTACGGCAGCCTCTCCATCGAGGAGTACGGAGAACTCCAGAGAGCCATGACCCTCGCCATCTGTGCCGCCGAAGAGATCGAGGCCCGGTTCATCCCCCACGAAAGGGAGGTGTGAAAATGAACGAATTCTACATGGGTCTGACGGCAGAGGAACTGATTGAGGCTTACAGAGAAGCTGTTACGGACAATACTCACTATCGCTGGATCAAGGGCGCTGACTCCCCGCTCTACACCGAGATCCGCCAGATCGAAGAGGAGCTGCTCCGGCGGCTCCAGAGACGGAGGTAACCTCATGACCCTCACTCTCTTCTTCGCCATCCTCGGCGCCGTATCGGCAGCATCGCAGGTTTGCCGGTTCCTGTTCTGGATTGACAACCCCAGATGCCGGTGATACAATTGACTCACTATCAGGAGGTAACCGCCTATGTCTGAAACCATCATCTCCCGTCTCCGCCACGAGCGGCGCATGACCCAGTCGCAGCTGGCCGAGAAAGCCGGCATGCACGTCCAAGCGCTGGCCAAGATCGAACGGGGGGAGCGCCCCCTCTCGAACCTCCGCCTCTCCACGGCGCTGGCTCTGGCAGACGCGTTGCAGGTGGATCCCCACCGCTTGCTGGACTGAATCACAGAAGCACCGAACCCCGCTTACCTGATCGGTAGGCGGGGTTCTTCTCTTATTCCGCGCCCCGGGACTTCAGCAGGTACGCCCAATCCCGAAGCAGCTTGTCCACGTCACCCTTGTCCCACGGCGTCTCGACCCGGTGGCCGATCTTTCGCAGCTTCGCGGCACGCCATTTCTGGAGATCCGCGACCCGACCGTCAGGGCGCTTCGTCTCGACCCAGATCGTGGTGCCTCCCGGTAACAGCACGACGCGATCCGGCCACCCGTCCTGACCGTGCTTCAGACACACGCCGCCCAGCTTCTCGACTCCCGAAACCAGTTTCTGCTCAATGTCACTCTCGTAAATCACTTACTCTGAACCCCCGAAAAACACTATAGACTATAATTTTCCCCTACATATATACAAATACACTTTTTACCCTGTTTACCAGTAATAAATTATCTATATAATATGTTTAAGAAAAAATAGGTTTATAGACAATGTATTCTCGTTTTACTTACTTCCAGAACCTGTTTATCACCGATTCTGCGGCAAATTGGCGCCTCCCCCGAACAAATCGAGGTGCTTCACCATTGCCTATCGACTTGAAAAGATAGGCAAAAACGGGGTGAGATAGGATTGATAGGCAACAGACCCGGCGTCGCCGAACCCCGGAGCCGTTGCCTATCTTGCCTATAATTTGCGGTATTGCCTATCTTCGAACCCCCGATAGGTCAGCGTCAGTACGCAGTGTTTCGGTCTTCCGCAGACCCGATCCGCACCCAGTATTGACGGGCGCCGGTGCCGTAGAACTTGTCCACGTACTTGCCTGCCTTGCGCCAACCCGGTGTGGAGTCGAGGATGTCCACGATGCGGTAGGAGCGGCTGGACTTGCGGCCGGTGTCCTCTACCCGCTCCCGGAACAGTTCGCAGCGGATCTCCTTCACGCTGATCCGGTCGAGGCGCAGGGTACACACACCCGGGTCGCCGATCCAGTCGCCGGAGATGAAGTCCCGCCGGTCAGCGGCGCTCATGTCGTACCAGTTGGCAGGGCGCAGGGTTTCGAGGTAGCCGTCGATCTCTTCCCGGTCTTCCTCGGGGAGCTTGTAGCCCAGCTGGCGGTTGTCCATGGCTCTGCGCAGCGCCGGGTCTTTGAGGTACAGACACAGGTCGATGTCCTCCAGCCGCTGCGCCGGCGCCCGGAACTCCATCATGCGGCGCTTCCACGCAGCGACGGCCTCCGCCCACAGCTGGTCGACCTCCTCTCTGAAGCCCACCATCTCACCGTTGTCTCCGGTACCCGTCACCGGCATAATCCAGTACCGGCGCTCTCCGGTGCTGTCACGCAGGAAGGACGCCTCGTTGGAGGTACCGGCGAGGATGCACTGGCGGGGATGGGTCACGGCGGCGCGGGCGTAGGCGCCTCGGAACCGGTCATCTGTGGCCGTCACGAAGTTCTTGATCTGGGTCTGCTCCCCCTTCTTCATGCCGTCCAGTTCGCCCAGCTCCACGATCCACATACCCTGCAGCTTCTCCGCGGTGCCCTTATCCATGGTCAGCGCCGTGATGGAGTTGGTGAAGAAGCCTCGCGCCAGCAGCCGCAGCATACGGGACTTGCCGATGCCCTGCGGGCCGCAGGTGATGAGGATCTCGTCGAACTGGCACCCGGGACGCATGACACGATCCACGCCGGCGATCATCCAGAGCCGCGTGATCTCCCGATCCAGCTTGGTGTCCTCGGCGCCCAGCCAGCGGATGAACATGGTGTCCAGCCGCTTGACGCCGTCCCACTTCAGTGAGGACAGGTAGCTGCGGATGGGGTGATAGGTGTTCTCCTGCGACACGATCCGCAGCGCGTGGTCGAGGATCCCGTTGTGGCTGCCCCGGGTCTGGAAACCCAGCGGCTCGAAGTAGGCGTAGTAGCTGGGCCAGTCCTTCTCCTCCCACGGACTCTCGCCGTCCTGCGTCAGCTTGGGCGGCACCACGGCGTTGGGGTCGTCCGGGTCATCCTTGAACATATCCTCCAGACGATCGTACTTCTGCTTGTCCCACCACGGCAGTTCCCCCTTCACGGTGATGACGTCGCTCATGGGGTTGTAGCCCAGCTTGCCTTTGAAGTCGGGGAGGTTCCGCAGCAGGATGCAGGCGTTCTGGATGGTGGGCTGGATCTCGCCGGTCTTCTTGTCCACGGTCAGCTGCGCCTGCCAGTTTTCGTTGTCCCCGGCGTCGGCGTCGCTGACCCCCGCCAGATCCCCGAAGCGCTCCTCCACCTCGGCCAGCTTCTCCTGCGCCGAGGTTTTCTTGACTTCAGGATCCTCCGCCGCGAAGGCTGCCATGCGCTTGTAGCTCTCCCGGCGGGTGATCTCCATGTCCTCGCTGCCGTCGCCGTCCAGCTCTCCGAACCGGTGGATACGGACGAGGTCAAAGGCGTTTACCAGCTGACCGCCGCAGGGGTCGGTGCCGTGGTGGCTATACAGGAACGCGCCGTCTTCATAAAGCACCTTGCCGTCCGCCGTGGATCCGGCCGCGTAGGTGTAACGGCCGTGGCTGCCCTCCGTGTAGATCTCGGGGAGGAAGGTGTCGATAGCGGCAGGCACGTCGTAGGTGCGGCAGAACAGTCCCACGATACCGGGCTTCTCTGTGGGGTCGCCCTGCCGCTTTGCCTCCCGCAGGCGCACCACCTCTTCGGTTTTCCCTGTGGGCCAGAGGCGGGTGTCTCTCCACGCGTCGTCCCGGCCGTAGGAGCGCAGGATCTCATCGACGCAGAGGATCGTGCCTGCCTGCTCCCGGAACACATACTCGCCGTCGCTGGGGCAGCTGGGCCAGTACATGAGTCGGCTCGGCTCGAAGGTGGAGAGGTCCAGCTGCTCGAAGCCGATGTACTCGCCGACCCGACGGGCGATGGCCTGATACTCTTCGACGCCCACCACCCGATCCAGCGGCAGCACGAGGCGCAGGCGGGGCTTCTCCGGCGTGTGGCTGTGTGTGGAGTACATCACCATCGTCCAGCCCCACATGGCCGCGTCCTCCCACGCCGTCGTACCGGCGTCGTCCAAGTCCAGCGTCACCATGCAGCGGTTGAGAACGGCCTCAGCTTTGCGGCGGCCGCCGTTCAGCGCGCCACCCACGAAGCCGCCGATGTCCTTGGCGCGGCCTCGCTCGTCTTTGGTCATGGCCTTGTATTCCTTCACGGTCTCGTGGCTGCGGTACGGATCCCGCAGCCGGTCAACAAACTCCGCCCAGCTGATCTCTGTGTTGTGCCAGCGGAGGTCTTTTCGGCTCTTGCCAATACTGATAATCATTCTTCGGGATCCTCCTCTTCGTCCCCCTCCCAATCCTCAATGAGGCCGTCTTTTCTGGCCTGCTCGACGAACCACGGCAGGTTGCCGAGGGTGTTGTCGTTCATGATGTCCAGTTCCAGATGACCCTTGGCCAGCAGGATGTCCTGGAACTCCGCGTTGTGATAGAAGGTCATCACTTCGCCGCTGTCCATGATGACCGCGCCCACCATCGCCTTGGGGGTGCCCAGCTCGGACACCCCGTTCAACATGGCCAGGACGCTCTGGTCAAAGTCACTCAACGGCTCGTTGGTAATCAGGGAATATGTTTTGGTGTTACTCATGCTTCTCCCTCCAAACCAGCGCCAGAATGGCCCAGCAAATGCCGTTCAGGGCGCAGACTTTCGCGGCCTCGGTGGAGTCCAGCACCGGTCCCATCGACGCCAGCATCGTGGAGATCAACGAAAACACAGTCAGGATTTTACTCATGCTTCTCCCTCTCTTTCGTAGAACAGCGCCTGCCCACAGCGTTCACAGTACCAACCCCCGGTGCGCTTCTTCGCCAGCCGCTGCTGTTTGCCGCACTTGGGGCAGTAGATGCGGTAGGAAGTGTAATATTGGTGCTTGATTGCCACTTCCTTAACCGGCGTCGGGGTCGCCCGCTTCTCATAGTCCCGCAGCGCGTCCCACCGTTCCTGCGCGGGGCAGTTTCCACCACACCCATCCAACTCGGCATCACAGCAGATGTGGTCACAGTAGCTTTCGTCCGTCGTCAGTCTCATGTCGCACCCTCCAAAACCTCGTTGCCATTCTCGTCGTAGAAGTCGGTCATTTCCACGGGATCCCGCGCGGACAGTCCCTTCCGCAGCCGCACTCGCCGCGCATTGTCCACATCGGGGTTCCAACCGCAGGCGCCGCACCCCATGTCCGTTTTCCGTTCACAGGTGAGTCCCATGTTCTTGGGATAGAAGACGCAGCGCTTGCTCTCTTTCGTGCTGAAATCAGGTCTGCTCATGTTTCCTCCTCGAAATACTCCCACGCATCGTAGATGCACAGGCAGATGTCGCACCCCAGAACGCCGCCACCGGGCAGGCGGATCAGCTTTTCGGGGTTCTCCGCGCCGCAGATGGGGCAGTGGTGCTTCTTGCTCTCGGGCGGCTCCAGAGGCCGCTCAGGATCTCTTCTTCTGGCCATTGATTTTCT